CGCCTATTATGGAGCTAAAGATCTTTATTATAAAGATACCCATATAGGCGGTATTTTTCAGTTCTTAACTATGTTAAGAAAGTGTTTGAATGAATATCGATATGACAAAGTTTTTATTTTCTGGGATGGTAGATTTAGCGGAAGATTACGTTATGATTTATATAAAGATTATAAAGCTAATAGAGATAAGGATTTTTATATCCCTATGGATCCTTCAGATCCAGAACTTTTCATTCAAAAAGAAAGAGTTAAACAATACGCTGAAGAACTTTTTATTCGCCAATTTCAGGATGAGATAATAGAGGCAGATGATGCAATAGGATATTATTGTACCACCATTAAAGAAAATGAAAAGGTGGTGATATTATCCAATGATAGAGATATGTGCCAACTAATAAATAATAAGGTGGGGGTATATCTAATTAATTTAAAAAAAATTATTAGTGAAGAGAATTATAGAGATAATTTTAATCATCACCAATCCAATCTTAAATTGATAAAAGTGATAGCCGGCGATGATAGTGATAATATAAAAGGGATAAAAGGAGTTAAAGAAAAAACCCTTTTAAAATATTTTCCCGAATTATCTATCAGATCTTTGACATTAGAAGATATAATTAGTAAAATTGAAGTATTACAAAAGGAAAGAAAAGGTAGATTAAAAACATTAGATAATATAGTAAATAAAATTAGTGTGGGTATACAAGGTGAAAATATATTTGAGATAAATGAAAAGATAATAAATCTTAGCTTGCCGTTGTTAACAGAATCTTCTGTAGAAGAGCTTGATACGCTATTTGATACATCTATTGACCCAGAGGATAGAAACACCAAGAACGTCATTAAAATGATGTTAGAAGATGGGTTAGTGATGGCGATACCTGGCGGCAGAGAAGGGTATATAAATTTTTTGAGGCCATTCTTGAGAATAATTAAAAAAGAAAAAAAATATTTTAAAAATCAAAATCAAAATTAAAATTAAAGTCAATGAAAAAAAATTATGAAAATCTTCCATACGAATTTTTACTTCTAATTAATAATAAACCTATAGTGGGTAGAAATTTTTCCATTAGAGGATTTAATCCTGAGAGTTTAAGATCCATAGAACTAAAAGAAACAATTGATGAAGTACTATATATTATAAAAAAACAGTTTGTTGCTAAATCTGCTGATTATTTATATAAATATTATAACCCCCACATTACCCAAACAGTAGAAGATGTAGTAGATAGAGCACATAGAATAGATATTTATGCTAATGAAGATATTTTTACTTTTCAAATAAAAGTGAATGGAAAATTGGTTGCGGAAAGTATTTTTAGTGGTAATGATTACCCCCCAAAAGTAAGATATGATGTTGATATAAGAAAAATTATTCCCGAAATCATCTCTATAATACAAACAGGGTTAACTTTAAAAAATTATACAAAAGAATACTGCGGTTACGCACTTTAATAGATATTTATTAAGAGACTAATTCATTAAAATTATGGCTAGAAAAAACAATACAAATTTAGGTTATTTAGGAAGTGGTTTTCAAATTAGACTAGTCAAACAATTAATAGAAGATATTAAATTTTCAGAAGAAATAATGGATATTATTGATCCAAAATATTTTGATAATGAATATCTGAGATTAATAACTGCTAATTTAAAAGATTACTATGAAAAGTATGAAACAATTCCTACTTATGAAACTTTATTTCAAGTAATTAAAGTAGACATTAAGCGAGAAATTGTTAGAGAAGCTGCTTTAGAAATGATTAAAGAGGTTAAGAATACTGATAATAAAGATTGTTTACATACCCAAGAAATAGCAATTAAATTTTGTAAACAACAAGAATTAAAGAAAGCCATTCAAAAGATACAAAAAATTCAGGATGCTGGTGATTTTGATAGGTATGATGAATGTGAAGAAATATTGAAAGGTGCATTGGTAGTAGGAACTGATAAGGATACAGGAATTGATGTATTTCATGGTATAAGTGATGTGTTATGTGATGATTTTAGAAGCCCAATACCAACTGGATTAGTAGGTATTGATAATATAATGGATGGTGGCCTTTCTAAAGGAGAATTGGGTGTTATATTAGCACCATTTGGGGTTGGTAAAACGACATTAATTACAAAAATGGCTAATACTGCTTATAATTTAGGATATAATGTAGTACAAATATTTTTTGAAGATAACCCAAAAGTAATTCAAAGAAAACACATTACATGTTGGACGGAGATTTCTTTAAATGAATTAACCATTAATAAAGAAAAAATAAAAAAGATTTTACCTAAATTTAAAAATAAAAAAGGTAATCTTATTTTAAAGAAAATGGCGAGTGATGGAACAACTATTCCTAAAATTAAACAATATTTAAGAAAATTAACATCTAACGGTACTAAACCCGATATAGTTTTTGTAGATTATATGGACTGTGTAATACCATCAAAACAATTTAAAGATGAATGGTCAGGAGAAGGAAATATTATGAGACAATTTGAAACTATGATATCAGAATTAGATGTAGTTGGATGGACGGCGATACAAGGTAATCGTAGTTCTATTAAGGCTAGTGTTGTAGAGGCAGATATGATTGGAGGATCAATTAAAAAAGGACAGATAGGGCATTTTATTTTGTCAATTGCTAAATCATTAGAACAAAAAGAAGATGGAAGAGCAACTCTAGCAATACTTAAATCCAGATTTGGTAAAGATGGTATTATCTTTGAAGATATTTTATTTGACAATGGAACTATACAAATAGATACTACCATGTCAAGCGACGTATCTTTTTTAGATTTTGAGAAAGGAGAACAAACGAAAAAATCCAACCTAGTAATAGAAGCAATTAAAAACAAGAGAAGTATTTTAGGTGAAGGTCAAAACTCCCCCACCCAATAAATAGATAGTTCCACATAACTATTAGATAGTATAGTAATTCTAAATAATAAAAGAAAAAAAAGTTAAAAATATGAAATTATCAAACAAAATTTTATCCGATATTACAATTTACATGAAATATGCCAGATATTTGTCTGAATTCAATAGAAGAGAGACATGGGAAGAGCTAGTTACTAGAAATAAAAATATGCATATTAAAAAATATCCTTTTTTAAAGGAACAAATTGAAGATAATTATAAATTTGTGTATGATAAGAAAGTATTACCATCTATGAGAAGTATGCAATTCGGGGGAAAACCAATTGAGATATCCCCTAATAGAATATATAATTGCGCTTATATGCCTATTGATCATATTGATTCGTTTAGTGAATGTATGTTTTTGTTGTTAGGTGGAACAGGAGTAGGATATTCAGTACAGAAACATCATGTGGAAAAATTACCACCCGTTAATAAACCTTATACTAAAAGAAAAAGAAGGTTTTTAATAGGTGATTCAATTGAAGGTTGGGCAGATGCAATAAAAGTTTTAATGAAATCATATCTTAATGGAAAAAGTTCACGAATTGAATTTGATTTTTCTGATATACGAATTAAAGGAGCACGACTAGTTACTTCAGGAGGAAAAGCGCCGGGTCCACAACCATTAAAAGAATGCATTCTTAAAATAACTGGGGTATTAGATAATCATGAAGATGGTGATCAATTAACTACTTTAGAAGTGCATGATATTATATGTTATATTGCAGATGCAGTATTAGCTGGGGGCATTAGACGAGCAGCATTAATATCTTTATTCAGTGCCGATGACGATTCTATGATGGGATGTAAAACTGGTAAGTGGTATGAATTAAATGCACAACGAGGAAGGGCTAATAATTCAGCATGTTTAATGAGACATAAAATAACCAAAGAATTTTTTATGGATATATGGAAAAGGGTTGAATTGAGTGGATCAGGAGAACCCGGAATTTATTTAAATAACGATAAAGATTGGGGAACTAATCCATGTTGTGAAATAGCTTTAAGACCCTACCAATTTTGTAATTTATGTGAAGTGAATGTAAGTAATATTGAGTCGCAAGAAGATTTAAATAAAAGAGTAAAAGCGGCTTCTTTTATTGGTACATTACAAGCTGGATATACTGAATTTCATTACTTACGAGAGATATGGCAAGAAACCACAGAAAAAGAAGCTCTAATAGGAATTTCAATGACAGGAATTGGTAGTGGAAGAGTATTAGGGTATGATATGATAAAGGCTGCAGATGTAGTTAAAAGAGAAAATGCTAGAGTAGCTAGATTAATAGATATTAAAAAAGCAGCACGAACCACCACAGTTAAACCTGCAGGGACTACTTCACTAACATTAGGAACATCTTCAGGTATTCACGCATGGCATAACGATTATTATATCAGAAGATTAAGAGTTGGAAAAAATGAGGCAATATATTTATATCTTTATAAAAACCACCCTAAATTAGTAGAAGATGATTATTTTAGACCACATGATACGGCAATAATATCTGTACCACAAAAAGCCCCCAAAGGATCTATATTAAGAAATGAATCCCCTTTTGAATTATTAGAAAGAGTTAAAAAAGTAGCAAATGAATGGGTTAAATCTGGTCATCGTACTGGATCGAATGGTCATAATGTTTCTGCCACTATTTCTTTAAAAGAGGAAGATTGGGAACTTACAGGAGAATGGATGTGGGAAAATAGAGAATTTTACAATGGACTTTCTGTTTTACCTTATGATGGTGGTACATACGTACAACCACCTTTTGAAGATTGTAGTAAAGAAAAGTATGATAAAATGTTTTCCCTTTTACAAGAAATAAATCTATCAAATATAGTAGAAAGTGAAGATGATACAAATCTTACGGCAGAACTGGCGTGTGCCGGAGGTGCTTGTGAAATTAAATAAAAAAATATATATTTTCGTTATATATTAAAAAGGTGCTAATGGCACCTTTTTTTTATCTATACTTTTATTTTAAAAAAATTTATTGTAGAATATTTATATACAAATGGCTAGAAAAAATTATATAAACATTGATTTTCCATTTAAGGATAGTAAAGAAGGGTTTTACTTTAAATTAAATGATAATGATAATGATGCAATTAAGGCTGATTTGTTACATTTGTTATTAACAAATAAGGGGGAAAGATTATATTTGCCCGACTTTGGGAGTGATTTAAAAAAATATATTTTTGAACCAAATGATCAAATAACACATGATAAAATAAAAAATAATCTTAATGAAACAATAAAAAAATACATCCCAAACCTAAGCGTTGATAAAATAGCTTTTGAGCGGAATGATATAAATGAACTTATTATTGTAAAATTAAGCTATACAGTTACTGATTTAACTTTTACATCATCAGATACTGTAGAAATAATATTGTAGTTATGGATAAAAAAATAGATTATAATTTAAGAAATTTTTCACAAGTAAGAACAGAATTAATAAATTTTGTTAGAGAATACTATCCTAATACTTTTTCAGATTTTAATGATGCATCTGTTGGGATGATGTTATTAGAATTAAATGCCGCAGTAGGTGATATGTTATCTTTTAATACAGATAGAATGTTTAATGAAACCCAGATTAATTATGCACAACAAAGATCTTCTCTTTTAGAATTGGCAAGAACATTTGGTTTAAATATTCCCGGTAAGAGACCTAGTATAACTATTGCTGATTGGTCGGTAGAAGTGCCACCAGATGGAGACACATTTGATATATCTTATGCCCCTTTATTATTAAAAGGGTCACAAGGACAAGGCGGTGGTAAGGTATTTGAGTTAGTTGATGATTGCGATTTTTCTTCACCATTTTCCTACGGAGGAATACCAAATAGATTAATAATACCAAATTATGAGGGTGAACAACTAGTATCTTATACTTTAAC